CGATCAGCTTGAGCTCGATTCCGCCGATGCCGTCGATGGCGGCCTGCTTGGTGCATTCGAAGTCGAGATATTTGAAATCCATCCCATCGAGTGCGGCGCGGATGCACTGCGTGGCGAGCTCGGCACCCCCGGCATTCTTAGGCGATCGGGGAAAAGCCTTCGGGTCTTGGCGAAGTCGCTGCACAAGCGCTGTGATGCCGTCAACTTTTCGGTTGATCCTGTTGAATGTGATGATCGGTTGCTTGCGCTGCCGGAGGATGCGGATTTCCTCCGCCGTCCAGTGCGCGCCGTGGTAGTAGTGGCGCGAGACTTTCTGCTCCTCATATTCCAGCACCTTCGTTGCCAGATAGTCGGTGTATTGCTGCCGTAGCCGCGTGACCGGGAAATAGCCGTCCTCGTCGCCCGAGAAGTCGTATTCGTCGGGCGCCTCGGTGCCCCAATTGCCTACTGTTCCGGTCTGCGACTTGAAGCCGGGATTATTCTGCGCCGCCCGGCGCCCCATGGTATCGCCGCCGAATTGCCGCCCGCCGAGCACGCCGACGCCCGAGAGAATATTGCGCCTCGGGAGCTGATCGCCCGGATTGCTCTGCGATCGTGCCGGGAGGCCGCCGAATGCCATTACCCACCTCTACATTGCCAGGAAGCTATCGGTGACGGGCTCGTTCTCGAACGGCTTGTAGCCGGTCTCTTCCTCGAGGATCGGCGCCTTGGGCTTGCGCCCGCTCGATACCTGGTCGAGGAGCTGTCCCAGCAGCCCCAGCGCGTCCACCTGGTCGTCGTGCTTGCCGGCCGGGAAGCTCAGGAGCTCGGAGCGGAATGCCGCATACCAGGGCGCCGCGGTCGGGACGTGCAGCCCCTGCAGCGCCATGCGGCCGCGGATGGACTGCGCCCGCACCGCCTTGTCGCCGCGGGTCGGAAACTGCTCGCGCCCGATCCAAGCCTTGCGCTCGATCAGCCGCTGGTCGAGGAACGGCCCGATGCCGGACTTGATCTGGCCCTGCTCCTCGGCCCACAGCCACGGCTTCCATTCCAGCACGAGGTCGCAGACGCCCTCGACCCAGACATCCGACGAGGCCTGCTTGCGCCACAGATCCAAGAGCCACATCTGGCCCTCGGGATCGACGCCCACGATCACATGCACCGTGTAGTCGCCGCCGTCCGAGGTCACCGCATAGTCCGAGGCGCCATACACGTTGAGCGTGGCGCGCGCCGGCGCCTTGCTGTACGGCCGCAGCCACTCCTCCTTGAAATAGTCTCCGGTCTCGGGCGTCGGCCGCTGCTGGTAGAGCGCCGACCAGTTGCGCGGGATCTGGGTGGCCTTTTCCCGCGCCAGGAACCTGGCATAGCCGTAGGCGTCATCCCACAGCCATTCGCCGGGCGCGCGGCCCAACGGATCGTTCTCCTCGGCCTCGGCCGGCAGCGAGAGCACGCTCCAGCGGTCGCCGCTGCCTTTGGCCATCTCCTCGAGCACCCGGCCGGCCAGATCCACCTCGTGCCATCTGGTCTGAATCAGCACCACGAAACCGCCAGGCCGCAGCCGCGTCAGCAGGTCCGACTTGTACCACTCCCAGGTCCGCTCCCTCACCGTCTCGGAGTCCGCGTCCTCGCGCGAGCGGATCGGGTCATCGATGATGGCGCCATCGGCGCGGAAGCCGGTGATGCCTGTTCCAACGCCTGCCGCATAGTATTCGCCACCCGACGCAAGCGCCCAGCGTCCCGCTGCTTGGCTGTCTTGCGAAAGAACCGCCGCCAGCGTCGGGCCATGCTCGGCGATCAGATTGCGGACCTTGCGGCCCCATTTCTGCGCAAGCTCGGTGGTATGCGAGGCCGCAATGATCGAGCGGCCAGGCGCACGAGCCATGAACCATGGCGGAAACAGTATCGAGCCGTAAGTCGACTTGGCCGAGCCGGGCGGCATAAAGACAGCCAGACGATCTATTTCGCCATTGGCAACCTGCGTCAGCTTCTCGATCAGCAACCGATGGTGCCGCGCCGGCTCATAGCCGCAGTGGCGCGCCCAGGCGACCAGTGAAGCCCTAATGTGTCGTCGTTTCAGGAGGTTCCGGGCTGCCGTCTGCGGTGAGATAGGCGGCAAGCTCGTCGTCGGTGAGCTGTTCAACATTGCGGTTCAGATGCTCGCTCTTCTCGATCCTCATGCCCGAGAGAATGCCCTTCTCCTTGATGGCGGCGACGGCTGCGGCGGGATTCTTGATCTTCATGGCCAGGACACGGGCCTCCTCGGCCTCGGCGATCAGCGAGGCCACGGTGGTCGCGGAGCGCACCGCGGCGATGGCCTGGAGCTTCAGCGTGCGGGCCATGGCGGTGGCCTGGATTTCGTCAATGCGCGCTCTCACCGCGGGATGGTGCGCCAGGCGATGGCCGTTCGTGCCGGTGCAGGGCTTACCTTTCGCATAGCCGGCGAGTTCATTGGCCTCCACCATGCTCTTGCCGGATGCCAGCGCCTGGGCCAGCAACTCACGTCGGGTGTCTTTCAGTGGTCCGCTCATTGATGATTCCATCGACCGCCCAGTGGACGGCCTCCTCTATCCGCTGCCGGGAGATCGAGAACGATCGGCTCGAGCCGAACTCCCGCAGCAATGCCTTGAACGCCTGCGCCTGCGCCCGGATGGCCTTGACCTTGGCGAGCTTGTCGGCCTGCGGGTCGAAGCTGTGCGTGGTCGGCACGTCCTCCACGACCGCGGCGGCATCCGTGAACTGCTCGCCGCCGATCGTCTCGACCTTCATCCGATCGGCTCGTCGCAGTGCATTGGCCATAGCTTACCCGCCTTCGGGCGGGTTGCGGTTGCCGCCGCCGTAGTAGTTCCGCCCGCTGCCACCCGGGCCGCCGGTGCGCTTGGCCGGGGGGCCCTTGACGCCGACGCTCTTCTTGCCCTTGGCGCTCACCTTCCCGCCGGCCGGAAACGTCTTGCCCTGGCCGCGCGGGAACTTGTCGATCTGGTAGCGCGTCGGCGTCTGGCTCGCACCCACATGGCCGCCCTGCGTCGACTTGGAGCGCTGCGCCGAGCCTACCTTGCCGCTCATGCCCTTGTTGCGGCTCGGCGCCGACTTGGCCCGATCGGCCTGCGTCATCTTCGAGTTGATCTCATCGACCCGCGCAATGGCGTGGCCGAGGCCGTGCGCCTCGCCCTCGTCCTTCTGGCGGCCATGGAACGGCGCCATCTTGGACTTCTGCACCTTGGTGGAGTTGTTGATGGCGTTCTGCACGCCCTTGGACGACACCAAGCCGCGCCGCGCCAGTGCTCGCATCGATTCAGCCATGATCGCCTCCTATGCGACTATGTCGCCTTGGGTTCCGGCTCGGTAGACGGCGGGTCCGGGTCCATCTCGGCGTAGAGCGCCCGCAGCTCGGCCACCACGGCCGGCGCCGGCGCCGTGCCCTGTGCGTGACGGGCCGCAACATCGTCAACCGCCGCCTTGAACCGCTCCAGCCACGGCTTGGCCTGCTCGCCGAGCTCGGCTTGCTGCGCCGGCGTGAGGTCGCCCTCGGCCAACGGCGCGTCCTCGTGCTCGGCGTACTTGTCCTGCTTCTTGCTCATTTCCGGCTCCTCGCCTTGTCCAGCGCCCGATCGGAGATCAGGCCGCGCTTCTTGAGCTTCTTGACGCGCACCGGCAGCGCCGAGCGCTTCTTGCCGGTGTCGGCCTCGTTGAACTCACGGCCGACCGACTGCGGCACGCCGCCATAGCCGCCGGGCGTATGGGCAGCTGCGGCCATCAGTCGAGACTGGGATTGCGATACGCTCGGCATTCAGCGCCTGCCTTTTGTTTCACGGGAAACGTATCGCTCACACTGTCTGTTGTTTCTCACCAGCCCGCAGACGAGCTCGCACGTCGAGAGATCCTTGCCCGGCTGCTCGTACATGGCGCAGTCGGCACACTTGCGCCCCGCCATGCGATACATCACGCTCGGATCGCCCTTGGCCAATTTGAATGCGTCGGTGACGCCCTTGGCGCGGAATATCCGCAGCAATTCCTTGTCGCGCGCGCTCGGCTCGTCGAGATACGGGCCGGCCCACAGATCCTTCGGCACCTTGACCGGATCGCGCTTGGCGCAGGCCGCGAGCGCGCCCTCGAGCGCGTCCTCGTAACGATCGGCTTTGCCTTTGCCCAGGATGGCCTCGGCAGCCTCGTATTCCTTGGCGGTCGCCATGCCATGCGCGGCCTGGTAGACGTCAACGGGGTTATCGCCGTCGTCGACCGACTTCTCGGTGTGCTCGTGCTCGACAAAGCAGTTGATGATCTGTTTCCAGCCCATGCCGCGGACGCAGACCTTGCCGGCTCGCACATCGTCGTAAAGCCGCCGATCGATGTAGACCATGCGACTGTCGACCGACACGCCGCCCGCATACGGGATGTCGTGGCTAGTATCGAGCTTCACCGGCTTGGCGTAGTGCTTCGAGGTGTCGGCCTCACCTAAAACGAGGTACAGCTCTTCGGTTGTTTTCGCCGCGTGCTTCAAATGCCCTACTGACATCGTGAAGCCATCCATGGGGTGAGGGAGTGGGGCCGTCCGCTAAAGCGGCCACACCCTAGGTCCGGCGGCGTGCTGCCGGCCGGGAAAGGAAACGAGCGGCTCAGTCGGATGGGGGGGTCAAACCGCCCGTCTGTGCTGACAGGGCGCAACACAAAGAGTGTATATTCCATTGTCCCCTCAGTTCTAGGTGCCGTCAAGTTTTAAACGCATGGGCGGCCTTCTCTGCCCCGCCTATCCAACCCGTAGAAGCCCACCAGCGCCGTCAGCCCGGCCCGCAGTTCGGCCACCGACACCAACGGGTCTGGTTCCAGGTCAAGGATCGCCACCAACCGCACCGCACCCGAAGACCTAAGCCCGGTGTCCTGTAGCGCGCGCATGGCACCCAAATACATCTCCAACCGCCGCCGGCATTCGCAAGCAGCCGCCAGGCACACCATCCGCTCGCCGTCCCACCGCGGTACGCAGGCGTAGCCGCTGCCGTGCGCGCCATTGCCGGGTGTCCCGATACTCGCCCGATACTCGCCCACCGTCACCTGGAAACGCTGCCCAGCCTCGTGCTGCTCGTCGCTGATCGAGCCCATGAGGTTCAGCCGACCGAGCGCCGTTGCGGCCTTCTCGGAGAGCCGCAGGCTGGCCGGAAGCGTCCGCCGGTGCGGCTGCTCGCTGGTGGCGATACGGCCAGACAAGTCCTTGACTTCGCGGGACAAATATCCGCGTTGCGTGCGTTTTCGGCCGGCTCTGGACATGAAATTCGGGGACCTTCGGCAGTGATACTTACCTATTCGACGGCTATGCGAGCAACTTCGACGTGATGGGCGGTTCTTCGGCAGTCCAGCCTTTATCGCGGACGATCTGCTCAAGGCTGCGTCCGTCGCCCAGCCCGCTTGCTTGCTTCCTCGGAAGTCCGCTTTCTTTTTCGGGCGGCTCGGTTTGGCTCGCGCGCGCGGTTCCGAGTTCAGAAAGAGTTTTTCTTTCTTTCTTAGGAAAGGGGGGGACCAGCGGCTCGGAAATCTGTCGCGGCACGTGTTGCGGCAGGTGCTGCGACAGGTCGCGAAATTGCTTATTTATCAAGTTCGTATGCTCGGCGCCTTTTCGACCTGCTCGCGCTTTTTTTGCTCGCAGCTCGGCATCGCGTATCATACGCCGGTTGAATAACCGCCCGGTGCGGTCACGGCTGGCAACACCCTTTGACAGAATGCCGTCGATGAGCTCGGCCACAACCGAAGGACTGCCGGCGTTGGTGACGCGGGCAATTTCTTCATAGGTCAGAGGCTTCCCCATTTCATCGCAGACATAACCGATCGGGTTGCTGCAAGCCGCGAGTCCCAGTAAATCGATCCACATACCACGCTCGGCCGGCGTGAGGCGGCGAACCGCCTGGTCGCCCAGCCAATCCGACCAGAACCAGTTTGATCGAATGGTGGCGCTCATATGCGCACGCCTTTTTTAGAATTGCATGATTTGCAAAGCGGCTGAATATTATAAATACAATCGCAACCTCCGCGTGAAACCGGAATGATGTGATCTTTTGTGAGAGGAACGTCAGTAGCACCACAATGCAGGCAACGGCCGATCCGAGTTTTTAATTCCAGCCATTCTGCACGGGTGTGGGTGCCTTTTCTGCGAGCGTCCTCGCGATAAAACTCAAGCCATTCTTGGGTAGATGGGCGGTCGAGATGAATTTTATTATCGTATCCGTATACACGAATGGGGCCTTCACACGTGAAGGGGAACGATTTTATCGGAATCACTTGATGCTCCGCAGCAACGATAGCTTGAAGAGGGCGGTTGCTCATGCGCGTCAATCCGGTTTGTCGCGTCCCACGGCGTCGTAGAGGGCGAGGAGCGCCTTGCGGGCGCCGGGCGTGTCCGGCAGCGTCGGCCGCTGGGTGCCGGGCATGAGGAAGACCTCCTCGAGCAGCGCCTCGACGGCGGCCACTATGTCCACGCCCTGGTAGTCCTGGAACGGCCGCGTCCCGGCGATCTCGACGATATCCGAGGCCATCTCGTTGATGACGGCCGCCATGTGCTCGCGCAGCTCCTCGAGCTGTATGGACACGCCGTTGACGGCGTCCCGCAGCTTCTCGATCGGGACCTCGGCGATTTCGTCTGCCGTGTTCATTTCTCCATCCTCCCCGTAAAACGCCATGAGAACCTTGCGGGCGTGATCTGTGCTCATGCCTGGCCTCGCTGTGAAGGATCAGCAGGCGCGTGACGGGATCGAACCGGCACACCCGTCACTGTTGGGCAACTACGCTGAATTTGCCGGCCTTGTCGGCGTCCGTGAGTGTTCATGGATACCACTCCTACCCTAGTGGCCTGCTGACAGTGGCCCGCCGGGCGGGATGCCGATGGATGGCGGTATCATCCCGGCGGGCCTGTACGCTGACGAGCGGGAGCAAGTCAGCCTACGTTGCGGATGCAGCATTTGCGCTGCTACACGTCTTCGCCGTCCGCTCGGCGTTTACGCGAGACGATTACTCTGACGCTTACGCACCAGCCCGGCGAGGCCGACGAGGCCGATGCCGAACAGGAAGGCCGAGGCCGGCAGCGGGGTCTGCGCCGCCGGGGCCGCTTCGATAAAGAACGAGTCCGGGCCGTCGTTGAGGCCACTCATGAGCGCCACGAAACCGATCGTATCGCCCACATGCACATCGTTCAGGTTCAGAAGCGCCCCGGTGATCGAGTAGTCCGGGAAGCCGGTGCCGTTGTTCTTCGACGGCACGTTGCCGGTGGTGCCGCCGGTGAACGAGGCCAGCACGGTATGCGTGGTGAAGTCGAGGAAGAAAAACGAGTTCAACGTCTGCGGCGAGTTGGCATCGTTGACATCGACGCCGATGCTAAAGCCGAGGCTGGTGTCGCCGTTGAGCAACAGGAAAGCCAGGAACGGACTGCCCGCGCCGACGGTGTAGCCGGTGGCGAAGGTGTTGTCGGCCAGCGTGTTGCGGCCGCCGTTGCCTTGATCCGAGAACGCTGTGATCGAGGACACGTTGCCATTGTTGCTGTAGTCGTTGTAGCCGAACCCGGACGGCTGGTTCGGCTGGTTGGCGCCGCAGATGACGCACGGCGCGTTCTGCGGTTGATTGCCGGCCGGCACCACGTTGCCGAGGCTCAGGCTGCCGGAATTGGTGGTGTCCCAGGTCACGCCGCCCAGGGTGACGGTGCTGGCCGCAGCCGGCACCGCGAGCGCCGCCAAGATGGCGGTCGTGGCAAGTAGGTGTTTCATTACGTTATCCTATGGTTTGGTTGGTTTGTTGCCCCTAATGACTTGTCTTCGGCAGCATCAGGACGTGCCGTATCTTGAGGGCGCTCGTCGTAGTCGAGGCTATCGAAAGTCCCGTCCTTGAACGCCAAAAACAACGTGCCCCATTTGACGTC